TGGAGGATTAGCTCAGCTGGGAGAGCACTTGCCTTACAAGCAAGGGGTCGGCGGTTCGATCCCGTCATCCTCCACCACTTTCAATCGTCGCGGGGTGGAGCAGTCCGGTAGCTCGTCGGGCTCATAACCCGAAGGTCGCAGGTTCAAATCCTGCCCCCGCAACCAAAATGGTCCCGTAGTGTAGTGGTTAACATGCCTGCCTGTCACGCAGGAGATCGCGGGTTCGAGTCCCGTCGGGACCGCCATCATTTCAAAGCTATGAAATAAAAAAATTACATAGGGCTCGGTAGCTCAGTCGGTAGAGCAAAGGACTGAAAATCCTTGTGTCGGCGGTTCGATTCCGTCCCGAGCCACCACTAAATAAATAGAATATAATCATCTTATGATTTATATGCCGACTTAGCTCAATTGGTAGAGCAACTGAATCGTAATCAGTAGGTTGCGGGTTCAAGTCCTGCAGTCGGCACCATTCCGTGGAGGGGTAGCGAAGTGGCTAAACGCGGCGGACTGTAAATCCGCTCCCTTTGGGTTCGGCGGTTCGAATCCGTCCCCCTCCACCATAATGAAGGGGCATAGTTTAATGGTAGAACAGAGGTCTCCAAAACCTCCGGTGTGGGTTCGATTCCTACTGCCCCTGCCATTCTGACGATCATTATGGCGGCTATGGCGAAGTGGTTAACGCACCAGATTGTGGCTCTGGCATGCGTGGGTTCGATTCCCACTAGTCGCCCTTTTGCCTTTAGTGTTGGGGTATAGCCAAGCGGTAAGGCAACGGACTTTGACTCCGTGATGCGTTGGTTCGAATCCAGCTACCCCAGCCAATCATGCGGAAGTAGTTCAGTGGTAGAACACCACCTTGCCAAGGTGGGGGTCGCGGGTTCGAGTCCCGTCTTCCGCTCTCGATCGAGGCGGCATAGCCAAGTGGTAAGGCAGAGGTCTGCAAAACCTTTACCCCCGGTTCGAATCCGGGTGCCGCCTCCACTTAATAAAAAAAGTGTTGACAATCTAATAATGATATGATATAATATTAAATGTCGCGCCGATGTGGCGGAACTGGCAGACGCGCACGACTCAAAATCGTGTGGGGTAGCCCCCCGTGTGGGTTCGACTCCCACCATCGGCATCCTTGGAATTCGATAGCCCACGGCCAAAAGTCGTGGAAGCCTTGATACGACCGCGTTTGCGGTCGTTTTTCATTTTCAGGAAATCCCGAAAAAAACGATAGAATCCGAAAAAATTTTGCACGAATTTTGCACGGCTATTTTGCATGATATAGATCATCCATGATTTGATCGAGGAGCATATTTTCCGCTTGTTCCAGCTCGTCCAAAATGTGCGAGTAGGTCTGCAATGTGATCCCTATATCCTTATGGCCAAGACGCTTTGAGATATATTTGATGTTCGCTTTCCGGTATAACAGCATCGAAGCGTGCGTATGTCTCAAGGAATGCATCGTCACCTCTTTTAAACCAAGTTTTCTACACAGCGTTTTTAGTGTTTTGTTAACAGCGTTATTGGACACTAACTCCATCTTCGTGTTCACAAAAACAAGATTTTTCTCGTTCCTCAATCCGGTTTTCATGGCCACCTCATTCTGTGCTTTCCGCAGTTCTTTCAATATTTTGCAGGTGTCTTCATCGATCTTTATGGTTCGCTTCGATGAATAGGTTTTCGTATCGGCGAAATCATTCGTAAATTTATAGTCCCAAGTCTTATTGATCGTCACCATTCTGTTTTTGAAATCAATGCAGTCCCATGTGAGCCCTAATATTTCCGAAAAACGTGCGCCAGTTGCCAGGGCGAAGAGGATAATATACCGTGAAATATATTTCGGGCGCATATCTTTTTTGATTTCGGCAATCAATTGTTTCGCTTCTTGATAGTTTAGATATTTTAGTTCCTCGTCTTTCCCTTTTTTCTTCCCTTTCACCACCACTTTATAGGTAGGATCGCGAATGATCACTCCTTCTTCGATGGCAGCTTTAATGCATTCTTTGATGTAAGTATGACGTTTTTTGACGGTTTCAGTCGTTCTCGTTTCCGCTATTTCATTAATAAACTTCTGGTACATATCCCTTGTGAGTTCTTTCATCTTTACCCCTGGAAAGTATTCCTCGACTAGCTGAACGGAGTATTCCACATTTTTATCATGCTCTGGACTGTGTTTCCCCTTTTTGTACAGCTCGAACCAATTCCGCATATATTCAGGGAAAAGCTGATCTGCGGCATTAATATCATAGCCTTTGTGAAGTTGTTTCTCTAATTCAGCAGCCGCAAGCTCCGCTTCTTTCTTCGTCCGAAAACCTCCTTTCGTTTTCGTTTTGTATTTCCCATTTTCTTTGTAGGAAACACGATAGCGCCAGCCGTTTTTGGTTTTTTGAATGCTGGCCATGTCTTCTCCCTCCCTATGCAGAATGTATGTTTGGTTTGAGGTCAAAATTTTTTTAGATGCACCACCTCCTCAGGGACTCCATACGCCGCCGCGGCTTCATAAATGGTTGCATCAGTACCGCGATATGTATAAAGCACATCATCCGACAGAAGCAATTCCACGGCAAACTCATTCGCCTCCCTTTCCACTTTATCCATGCAGAAAAGTGTGTTTCTCCTTAGAAAAGATGTGCTAAGTTCGGGATGCAGAACTGCATGCCCCAGCTCGTGCGCGCATACAAAGCGTTTCATCGGCTCGTCCAACTCTGAATTGATGTGAATGATCTGAATCCGGCGAAATGTATGATGATACCCGTATGTCCCGCCAAGCGGCTCAAACAACAGCACAATGCCTTTCTGTGATGCGATCTCAAAGGGGTTGTTCGTGCCGTGCCTGTTGACTAATTTCTCTACGATCTGTTTGATCTTCTCAGCCATAGCGAACCCCCCTAGAGATAGTTATTGACGGTATTTCTTTGGCGTGAACTTTTGTTTTGCGATGCGCTTAGCGAGGCGGAGCGAGTTTTCCAGAGATGCGATCAGTAGTTCCCGATCTTCTTCATCGAGTTCGTCGATGTCCACTCCGCCGAATGCAGCGAAACCGCTTCCTGTCTTGAGCCCCTTGATGATCTTTTCCAGCTCCTTTTGGATGTCGCGCTCGTCTTTATCCGTTAGGGTAGGTAGATGTTCTTTAGTATCGTCAGCGATATATCCGGCGGCTTGCATTAGATCCTCATAAGTAATTCCGTTGTGAGCGTGATCCGCTAACTTTTTTATTGTCTGAGGTGTGGGAGGGCTGTCTAATAAGCATCTGAGTAACCTTGATATATGAGCGGATGTAACACCTGATTTTTGAGCATAGTGGTTTATTGACCTATTCCCTTTTGCCTTTTCCAGTAGCTCTGCGAATCTTTGCTTATCAAAAGACATGTATCTAACCTCCATTTTTTTGTTGTCTAAAATCAATGTTATATCTATATTCTGTTGTTTGTAAACAACGAAAAGTAAAAAATCATAAAAATTATTGACTGTATGTAATAATAGATGTTATATTTTACATGAAAACAATATTGACTACATACAACACTCGGAAGGGAGTGATAAAGTGTACGTTAACAAAGACAAGGTGAAAGTATTAATGGAAGAAAGAGCAAATGGGAGATATCGCAAATTCGCTAGAATGCTGAATCTTGATGTTGCCCATTTGTACAGGGTTCTAAATTCCAAGAGTATGGCAGGACCAAAGTTTTTAGGAAGACTTAAAAAGTATTGCGATGAAAATGGTTTAGACTTTGAAGAATATATTTTTTTAGATGATCCGTTACATGCAGTCAATGATAATTGGAAGGGAGAAGGGAAATGAACCCGCAAGTTTTCACTTATGGTGAAACACAGGTTAGAACAATCATCAAAAACGGTGAAGTTTGGTTTATCGCAAAAGATGTGTGCAGTGTTCTCGATATCAAAAACAGTCGCGATGCCTTAGGGAGATTAGATGAAGACGAAAAGGGTGTAGTTTTAACCGACACCCTTGGAGGAAAACAACAAATGTTGTGTGTCAATGAAGCTGGACTTTACAACTTGGTTTTGAGAAGTCGTAAACCCGAAGCAAAGCAGTTCAAGCGTTGGGTGACACATGAAGTCCTCCCAACCATCCGCAAAACGGGCGGCTATGTCTCAAACGATGAAATGTTCATCAATACGTATCTTCCTTTTGCAGATGAGCAGACCAAGATGATGTTTCGTGGCGTGCTTGAAACCGTGCGTCGGCAAAATGAACGGATCGCGGCGATGAAGCCGAAAGCAGACTATTTTGACGCCTTAGTTGATCGGAATCTACTCACCAACTTTAGAGACACAGCCAAAGAGCTTGAGGTGAAAGAACGGTATTTCATTGAATGGCTCCTCGATAACAAATTTGTCTACAGAGATCAAAAAGGAAAATTGAAACCATATGCGCAGTATGTGCCAGAACTATTCAAACTGAAAGAATTCGCTCGAAACGGGAAGGCCGATGTGCAAACGTTGATTACTCCACGCGGGAAAGAAACATTTCGGTTGTTGCTAAAGAACCAAACGGCGTGAAAGGGGGTGAAAAGGGTGAACATGGAATGCCCACGTTGCGGTTGCGAAAATGCTCAATACGAAGTTGTTGAGGTTGTTGAGGGGAAAGGCTACGTTTGGGAAGCGGCGTGCGAAGAGTGCGGTTGGGAAGATACGAAATATGAGTTCTGAGCCTCAAGGGAGGGAGACGAAGTGAGAAACAAAGTCTGGTGGTCGATGCAGGATCTCAAAGAGCGTACCGGCTACAGCGAGGATTGGCTGAAGGAGCACATCCTGCTCCATCCTCGCTACAAACCGATGCTTGACATTGAAAATGGCGGTTTTGTGTACTATCCGGAACGGAAAGGCGAACGTTGGTGTTTCATTGCGTCTCGCATGGAAGAGTTTCTAGAGAAGTATTTCAAAGACATTTTCTTGAAAAAGGAGGAGACTTCGAATGCAAACAAAAAGACTGTCGCTCGATGAGTTTCCGAAAGAGATTAGAGAGCAATTGGGAAAGAGCTTTCGCGAATTCACCTTTGTCGATGGATATGTAGTGAGATATAAAAACGCAGGATCGACGTATCACATAGCACTTATGGATGAACGCCTGCTATGGGAGATATGTTTCACAGATAGCGAAAAAGAAGGCATCTATGAGTGCATACATGAATCGTCGATTGAGTTGAGATTCGTCAGACAGGCGGCAGAATTTCTTAAGCTCGATTAAAAAAGGAGGAAGCAGGTAGCAAAGAAGGGTCGCTCATCTTCTTTGCTACCACCCATTGTAACAAACCTTCTGTTTAATGTCTATCCTCAGGCGCAGGATATTGTCCTGTTTTCTCAAACTTCCTCATGTTTTGGCCAAAGGTTGTTCTGTCTCCTGCGTCTGAATATGGGCATTAAGGAAAGGGGGTGGTGTGTTGCGGCATAACGATGATACGCAAGTTCGCATTCGAATAGGAGAGCTTCTTGATATATGCCGCAAGTGTCCGTATGGAGGTCTTCGTAGTGGCAGTCGATATGTACAACAATGCGAAACATGCGACGTCTACAGAGAAATGCGAGCGCTTGGAGATTGGCTTGCCAATACCAATCAGCGCCCGAAAAAACAAAGGATCAAGAAATGGACAGAGAAAGAACGTGAAGTTTTGCGGAACAACATTCATTTGGGAACAAAAGAACTGGCGAAGATGCTAAACCGAACTATCCCGTCAATCAGAAACCAAATTCAATTACTAAGACGAAAGGGGCTAATCTAAATGGCTGTGGAAAATCCGATGACACTTAACGTGAAATGGGAAGAACCGCGCGTGATCGGCGAGTGTGCCGGATGCTTCTCTGACATTGTCGAAGGCGAAGGATACATTGAGTTTCCAGATGGCCTTCTT